TTCATACTACAAGCAATAGAAAATAAGGCGGGATGAATTCGTAAAGCTATGAGACGAGAAAATATATCAACCATCACTATCAAGGAATATTTCCCTACCAAAGCCCCGGCTAATGACATCAATAAATGCCATTCGGACTCATGGCACTGTAATCGGGAGCTAAGTAAAAAAGTAGTGAAGTAAAAATAGATCATACGAGGATTCTATGGATTGGTGTGAACACTACGAGGGTGTACTCTGTGTAAAAGGCGGTTGGCTTTACAAAGTGGCTGGAATATTCAGCTTTTGTCAATACCGACATTATACTAATCGCGGCCCATTTGTGATACGTCGTCGTGGGGGCGGGAGGGGACGCCCGGCGCTAATTGAGTGGCGCAGCATCCCGGAGGGTTACCGCCAGCAGCTCATCGCACGCTATGGCAACCCCGAGGCGTCACGCATCCCAAACCTACTGGAGGGCTACCTGGAACAAGATGCAGCTGCCTCGAAGTATTACAAGGCCTACCGCCTCGATAGCGGGGACTGCTTGCCCGTGACTCATATAACCCAGTACAGCGCGGAGGCTGCTATCCTTAATGCCGTGCATCAGATGGTCTCTCAAACCCGAGGGCGGCGCCATACCCTAGGAGGCCAAATCAGCGGACTCTGGGAGAAAGCCTCTGAGCAGGTTAACGAACTACAGCGCACCGAGTGGCCCCACAAGCTCCCAGGACAAGTGCGCAGCCTGCGCCGAAAACTCAAAAGCTACCAAGCTGGCGGTTATGAGGGCTTAATCCATAAGAATTTCTGCAACAAGAACAGTGAAAAGGTCAATGAGCAGGCGGGGCTCTGGCTGGTGGCCCGTTGGAGCGATCGCGTTAAGCGCGCAGCCACCCTCTCGCAGCTCTTTGAGGAGTACAACCAGCGGGCTGCGCAGCAGGGCTGGAAGAAGCTAGAGAACCCAAAGACCCTTTATAACTTTCTCTACGATGAGAAAATCATCGGCCTGTGGTATGGCTACCGGCATGGGGAGCTCAAAGCCAAGGAGCGCAACCTCTATCAGTTCTCCACCAAACTGCCCCAGCTGCGCGATGCCCTTTGGTATGGCGATGGCACCAAACTCAATTACTTCTTTCTGGGCGAAGGCGGCAAGGTGCAGACCTGTCAGGTCTATGAGGTGATGGATGCCTACAGCGAGGTGCTGCTGGGCTACCACATCAGCCCACAGGAGGACTTCGCCGCACAATACGCAGCCTATAAGATGGCCTTGCAATACGCCGGACACCGCCCCTATCAGATCGGATGTGATAACCAGGGCGGACATAAGAAGCTCGAGAGCGGGAATTTCTTAAACAAGATTTGCAAGCTAGCCATTAAGACCCAGCCTTACAACGGCAAGAGCAAGACCATTGAGAGTGCTTTTGGGCGATTTCAAAGCAAGTATTTGGCCCGGGATTGGTTTTTTACCGGTCAGAATATAACGGCCAAAAAGACCTCGAGCCAGGCTAACCTGGAGATGATCCAGGTCAACAAGGCTAATTTACCCTCCCTGGAAGAGATAAAAAGCCTCTATGCGCGCCGCCGCCAAGCGTGGAACCAGGCTCCGCACCCGATCAGCGGGCTGCCCCGCATTAAGATGTATGAGTCCAGTTGCAACGATAAGGCCCCCGCTGTGGCGCTCTGGGATATGGTGGATTGGTTTTGGGTACAGCACCCCAAACCCATTAGCTGCACCCCCTACGGCATTAGCTTTACGCATAAACGCAGCCGTTACACCTATATGGTGCATACCGAGCAGGGGTATCCCGATCAAAAGTGGCTGCGCGAACACATCGACAGCTCGTTTTATGTGAAGTACGACCCCGAGGATATGACGCTGATTTACCTGTATGAGAAAAGCCCGCAGGGCCTTCGCTTTGTGAGTAAGGCCGAGACCAAGCGGGAGATCCACCGCGCCAAACAGGAGCAAGATCCAGAGGAAATCCAATACATCAAACAGGTGGAGCGCATCAAGCAGGCCGATCGACTTTGGGTACGCGACAAGGTGGATGCCCTGCAGGCCAGTCTGGGCATGCGCGCAGAGGATTACGGTTTGGTATCTCCGCCGCTCAAGGGGATCGAGCGCGATAAGACCAAGGGTAAGGCAACGGGCAGCTTTGCCAAGGTGCAAAAGCGCATCAGCCAGGCGGTGGCAGAGGAGCAAGCACAGGAGGATTTAAACATATACGACTATATGTGAGAAAAAGCCCCGGGCCTGTTTTTTACTCCAGGGCCCAGGGCAGGCTAAGAAAATTAAAGACTAACCCCGCAAAGTTATGATTTTAGAGGAACAAAAGCAAAGCATCAGAACGCGCCTGAAGACCTACTGCGATACGCACCGCAGCAAGGCCGAGGCGTGGAAAACGCTAAAGCTAAAGAGTGTAAGCCTAAAGAAGTTCTACTGTGCACTGGGAGAGAAATACCCCGAGATCCAAGCCGAAACATGGCACAAATTGGATAGGGGTTTAAACCGTGCCAAGGCCTGCTGGCAGGGGGTACAGACGCGCGATTTTAAGCCGTTGCACGCCTTGCTGGAAGACGCCCAGCGCTACAGCAATGTATTTGCGGTGACCGGAGCAGCCGGAAGCGGTAAATCCTTCTGCTTGAAGGCCTACCAAAAGGCACATGAGGAGACTTATCTGCTAGCCTGCAGCGAGTACTGGAACCGCAAGCACTTTTTAGTGGAACTGCTCAGGTGCCTAGGGCGCAACTACATGGGGATGAACACAGCCGAATTGATGGATGCCGCCGTGGGCTACCTAAGTCGGGGGGAAGCCCCACTGTTGCTATTGGATGAGGGGGATAAGCTCACCGATAAGGTGCTCTACTTTTTCATAACCCTTTACAACCGTCTGGAGGATCGCTGTGGCATTGTGATTTGTGCCACCAACTACCTGCAAACGCGCATCCGCAGAGGATTGCACTACAACAAAAAGGGGTATCAAGAGTTCTACAGCCGCATCGGGCGCAGGTTTATCGAACTGGAGGGCATCGGCTATAGCGATGTGTACCAGGTATGCATGGCCAACGGCATAGAAGACAAAAAGCAGATACGTGATCTATTCGAATCCGCTCAAGGGGATTTAAGGCGTGTGAAGCGCAGGATACACGCTCTGAAAAGGGCTACTAACGATATGTTTCAACTCGATGACAAAGCTAAAGAGAGCCATGGCAGCGCGCGAGTTAGCCAGTAAGAAATTCGATCTGCTGGACTTCCGTGGCCAGTGGTACGACCTGGTGGGCACCCCGAGCTGCTCGGGTGTGTGGCTGGTATGGGGTGCCTCGGGCAATGGTAAGACTAGCTTTATGATGCAGCTCTCGCGCTACCTCAGTGGGTTTAAGCGCGTGCTATACGACTCCCTGGAGGAGGGCCTGAGCCGCAGCTTGCAATTGGCCATCGTTCGCCATGGGATGCAAGAGGTAAAGAACTTTTCTATTGTCAGCGAAGGGGTTGCAAGTCTGGAGTGCCGCCTTGAAAAGCGCCGCAGCGCGGAGGTAGTGATCATCGATAGCCTGCAATTCACCCAGTTGAACAAGAGCAGTTACAAGGCCTTTAAGGCGTCTTACTTCAACCATAAGCTGCTGATTTTAGTCAGCCATGCTGAGGGCAAACACCCCCGGGGTCGCACGGCGGACTTTATCCGCTACGACGCCGATGTAAAACTGCGCGTGGAGGGTTACCGCGCCTTTGCCAAGAGCCGCTACGGAGGCGATGAAAAACCCTTGACCATCTGGGAGGCGGGCGCCCAGGCCTATTGGGGATAAGAGAAAAAACGTTTTGATTATGGGATTTATGACAAAGCACGAGATCATGCGCCACTTCCTAGGGATGAACTACCGGCAGTATGATAACTACCGCCAGGGTTGTTTTGTGGATTGGTGCAGGCACTGGGCAGGCAAAAAGGCCCTTTTCCTGGGTATGATGATGTGCAATGAGGCGCTCTACGGCTGGTACTGCACACAGTGGGTAGGGCGGGTTGAGGCGGACTTTTACACCGATTTTTCCTACTACATGACAGAAGGCGTGGAGGATCCCCCGGCCTACCTGTCGCTTTTTATGACCTATCCCAGGACGCTTAAGGCCTACTACCCAGGTGCGTTGCTGGCCCTCATTGAGAAAGATTGGAAAACCAAAATCCATGAATAGAGTTGCCTACTTAGAAAAATTGCGCGCTGCACTGCAGTATGATAGCCTGGTGAATTGTATCTATACTCACGCGCAGCGCCGAGCTGTCCATCGGGAGATAGCCGCCGTTATGAGCGGAGAGAAACGCCAGGTCATCCCGCTTATCGCGTTTCCAGAGGATTTACCTGTGCGCAGCGCCTGTCGCATTAACACCGACCGGCAAACCGAGTGGTACGACCCACAAGCGCAGCGATGGGTAGCCATAGAACCCCTTAAAAAGCAAGACGATGATTGTGAGCACCGCGTATGTAGAGGCCCGTGTTGAAGAGCTCAACAGCTGGCTGTCCCAGCACTCGATCTGGGATGAAAGGCGCAAGCTAAAGGAGTACAACAGGGCTTATTACATCGGAAAACTCACCCGGGCCGATGAGCTGGGGGTGGACTTCATAAAGATTTAGTAACCGACAAAACCCCTGTAAAATGAGAAGAATAGACTTATCCACCATCACTATCAAAGAATATTTCCTTACCAAAACTCCGGCTAATGGCAACAATAAATTCTGTGCAATCTCATGGAAATGCAGAGAAATTTATATAGACCAGAAGAAGGTCTATACCCTTAAAGTTCGCTCCCCTTCACAAATGAGAAGCCACGACAAAGTGGAGGCGTTCTGTGACTGGTTATTTGATAAGCATCGGGATAAGAGAGGCAATGTTTGCAATAACGTTTGTGATGGTTTCTGCTTTTTTAGGAAAGGACTTTTCAAGCGCCTGTATTTCCATTTTCAGCTTTTGAAGCTTAAGCTTGAGAAGTTCTTCTCTTGCCGTAAACCCTGCTAACGGGCATGCCCCGGGGTTCGAGCCCCCGGCGGGAACCCATAGAGCGTAGGTATAGCCTTTTAGTAACCGATAAAACCCCCAAGTGATGAGCACGATAGATTTAAGCACCCTGAGCACAGCAGGCCTGGAGGCCGAGCTAAAGCGCCGCAAGCAAGCGGCAGCCCAACAGGCTAAAGAGGTGCAACTAGCCTTTGAAACCGACAAGGACAGCTTTGTGAGAGAAACCCTCGAGTGCTTTGAAGCTTTGCACCAAGCCATGAGCGAGCTAAAGCAAGAGACTATGAAGCGGGCCGAGATCCTTTACAAGCGCATGTATGCGCTAAGCGGCAAAGCCGCTCCGGCGGTGAGCAGTTTCACACTTAACAGCCGCGATGGAGCGCTCAAGGTGGTGATCGAGCGCGCCGAGCGCTTCGAGTTCACCGAGTCAGCCGTGGTGCACATTCAGGCCATCAAGGATATATTTCGGGAGAAATTCCAGGAGCGCAACAAGGGGTTTTACACCTTGCTGGACAGCATCTTGATGCGGGGTAAAAAGCGCGAGTACGATCCCAAGCTGCTCTCCAAGGCACGTCAGCAGGTAAAACAATTGGGTGATAAAGCCCTGGTCGAGGCCTTCGATAGACTCGAGGACTGCCAACGCGTGGTAGGCAGCTCGAAGTATTGCCGGGTGTATCGGCGCGATGAAAATGGCCGGTGGGAGGATATAAGCTTGCAGTTTTCAAGTCTTTGAAATTGAAAGGGAAACCCTCGCATATCAGCGCCAATCAGCTCCGCTTGCTGCAGGCTAAGCTCAAGGGGCGGTTCAAAGACCGAGAGGAGCGCCTGGCTTTCTACAGGGCGTTTTGCCACCGAAGCCTTGATAGCAGCCTGGATCTGAGCTTTGAAGAGGCCCAGGCACTATTGCATTACCTGATGAAAGGCGAGCGCAACCCCGGGTGTTGGGGTGTCTTTGATAAGCACGACAAGCAACACCGCGCGATTTTGAGTCTCTGCCAACAGTACGGTTGGGAGCGCCCGCACGAGAAGTGGGGCTACACGGCGGATCTGGGGCGTTTGGACGGCTGGCTTAAAAGCAAGCGCGCTCCGGTGCAAAAACCCCTTAAGGCCATGACAAAGGCAGAGTTGAGCAAGACGCTAAGCGCCCTGCAGGCTATGGTGGTTAAGAAGTATCAAGCTAGCAAAACCAAATCGAGTAAACATGAAAATAACGATTAAGACAAACGGATGGGGTGTATTGTCAGCGGACTGTTTTAAGGTAAAGGGGGATAAACACCCGGGTGAGATCGTATCAGAAGACACCTTGCAGGTTATTTGTCGAGTCTTACACCGAGCTTTTTTTCCAGATCAAAGATGACCCCCCCATGATACGCTACTACGATTGCCATACGCAAGAGATCGCCCTAAGGCTGGGTTATCGGGCCGGTAAGCTCTTTCGCATCGAGCGCACCAAGGGCCAGCTCAGCCTCCATCAGTGGCGCAGGCTGGGGTGCATCCTCCCGCCCAGGGAACAGGACATCGGCTCCTACAGCCTAGCGCTCAAGGGACGGGTGGTCTACCGCGTGCAGTTGGCGTGGAAGACCCCTTATGAGGCGTTCGTGCAGCTTTGGTTTTCATTTTTTGAGGACTACAACGGTTTTAAGCCCTGTTTTGATGGGGCTCAGGGCAAAGCCCTCAAAGGGATTATCTTCAAGCTCAAGGCCCTGACTGGGGGCGAGCACACGCAGACCCTGGCCATCTGGGAACAGCTGCTCTGCTATTGGCACAAACTCGATACCTTTCACCAAAAGAACACGGATCTAAAGTATATCAACGGGAACCTAAACAAGATTTTAACGCAAATTAGACATGCTGGTCAAAAAGACAAAACTCCTGGCAGCGCTTACGGGGTCGAGTTATAAGCAGACGGCCTTTATGCGCTGTTATGGGCGGCTGGATATGCCCAAAGCCCTGGCCGCGGCTGCCCCCTGTATAGGACAGCTGCAAAAACAGCTCGGGGATCCCCCGCTTTATCTGGCTATAGGGCGTTTGTTTGCCGCGGCTGCCCTGTGGCATGGGGTGGCGCTCAAAGAGGAGGAAGTGCAGGCCCTCACCCAGGGGATTTTGAGCGATTCGGAGCTGCGCAGCTTAAAGCTCGAGGATCTGGTGGTGGTAGCCAAAGAAATACAAGAGGCCGACTGGCACAAACGCCTGACCTTAAACCAAATCATGTGCCATGTGCGGGGGTATTGGAAACGTCGCTTGACTCGTAGCATAAACGATCGGCTCGATGAGCAGGCTACCCGGTGTGACAATAGCGATTTCTCAGCGCGTCTGGCGCGCCCTTTTCGCCTGATCCAAGGCGCTGTGCACGGCTACGACTCGCTGAAAGACAAAAAACACCATACGCTCTGTAGAGACCCTAGGAAAAAGCGCCCCAGAGGCTAGCCTCTAGCCCGTAAGGGGCAGGGTTTGTTAAGGCCCATACTCGATAAAAATCCCGAAATTTGTGCTATGCCAGTAAAAGAAAGTACTTTAAAGCAGTATAAGGCCATCCGCAGGGAGTACGACCGGCTCTCGGGCATCCAAGAACACGGGGTACAAAAGTACGCCGAGGGCTGGATTATACGAAAGCTCGCCCAGCACTTTTTCAAGTCTCCTTCTACCATCGAGCGCATCCTCTATCACCGGGTTTAGAGGATAAAGTCCGGGGGCTGCAGCTCAGATTTTTCAATTTCAATGGCCTTGACCTCGCCGTCGACAAAACGCTTCATAGCTGAGCAGTCTTGGAGCTGACAGGCGAAGCTGAGCTGATAGAGGTTGCCCCTGCCCCCGGTGTCCACCGGGGCGAAGGCCACGCGACGCATACCGCTGTAGTTCTCTCCATCGGTGCCGTGAAACATCGCATGCAGGTGGTCTAAGGTTTCGACAAAGGCCAGCGCATCGCTTTGGTTATAGGCCCCTTGGGCGGTATCGAGAAAAGTTTCATAAAAGAGGTAACAATCCAGCTGTAAAACCACGTGCTGAATTTTAAGCCCCTGGTCTTGCATCTGTGTGGAGCGAAAGCCCAAAAAAACCGCTGGGCTTGGAAAGGCTTGTTCCTCTTCCAGGAAATGGACTTGATTGTGCCAGAGGTCTACCCAGCGTACAGCGGGGAGCTGGGCTTTGATGCGCTCGGCTAATTCGCAGTAGAGGGCTGTCCAGAATTGCATTTTTTAGGTCTTTAAGTGGGATATAAATTCTCTCTCGATATGCCTGACGGCCCAGGCATTGAGATCTCGCATCAGGGTCTTGGAGTGGCCTACAAACTGCCTTTTGGGCAGGTGAATGCGAAAGCTCTTCTTTTTGCTCAGGGCCATCCACTTGTAATGTTGCTGGCCGGTTTTGTGATACATGTACCAGAAAAAGCGCCGGCTTTTGGGTGTTAGGGGCACCCTGAGGCTTCCCCCCTGGTTGTGGATTTCACTGTAGGGGACGGGGCTGCCAAAGACAATACGAGCCGGGGAGCGCTCGAGGATTTGTAGGCTATCGCGCAAGTGCCCGCTTTGCACTAGCAAAGCGCCCCCCGGGCGGCTGTCAGGGGCCCTCTTGGGCCAGGGGACAAAGGCCGCATCGGTGAAGCCCTGCTTTTGGAAGCTCTCTTTGAAAAAGTTCAGCCCGCTTACCGAGGCATAACGCGTGATGTCATCGAGTATCTGCTGCCCGATTCGATTCCAATTGGGTAACTCGTTTTGGCTATTTGACATTTTCTGCTGTATTTACGGCCTTGTTTTCGACTTCGGCCTTGTCCAAGACGATCCCTCATAGAGCGCCCGTTTATACCCTTTTCTTATCGTAAGCCCTCAATCGACCTGAATCCGCTTAAGGGTTTTGCCCTTTACCACGATCAGCTGCTGGAGCGCCCCCAGCGCGTGGTGCGTTAGCTGGCTCTTGAGCAAAGAGGTAAAGCCTGTCAGGGTGTAGGGGGCTGCGGCTTGGATCTCAAACACGAGGACGGCAACGCCTTGTCTTTTGGCCCATCGCAAGGTAGAGCCTACCTCCTCTCGGGTTTGCAGCTTGCGCACAGCAGGTTTGCCATCGATCTGGTAAGGGAAGTTTTTGTGACCCTTCAGTAGGATATGCGCGGGCAGCCTCACCTGCATACCGCCGTCGGCTAGTGTGAGCGCGGTTTGATAACGGGCTTTAAAGTCCTCTTTGTCGGTAAAGAGGCTCACCGCTACGCTGCCCCCTGTCTTGGATTGATACGCCTCTCGGTAAGGCGCATGTAGTTTAGTGCGCTCAAAGGCTTGTTGCACGGGCTCGGGCGCCGAGTGGGACAGGATAAAATAAGGGTGCTGATCGCTGTAGATGCGCCCGCTTTTGCCGGTGTTTACGCCAAAGACAGGGTCTACAGGGTCTTCTAGCGCTTTGCCTTGCACAGGCTCATATGTGGCTAAAGGGGCTGGCCTCTGGTTGGATTGCATTACATAACAGCGACAACGCCACCCATTGGGCGGGTAATGCGTATCCCAGAAGGGATCCTCCAGGGCTTTGACCACTCCGTGCAGGCGCTTGTGGGCCGCTCGCACACGCGCATCGCCTGCCGTCTTGTAGACCAGGCTGGGAAAGAGGTCTTTGTCCTTTTCAAATTGCTGCCATTGGCGTGCGTGGTGGCTGGCTTGTCGCGCGGTTTGGTATTCGGCTTGCAGGTAGTTTAGGTTGTAGTCTTCATGGCGCTTTAAGGCCTGTTTTTTGAAATCCTCAAAAGGGCGTAGTTTGCCGTCTTGATAGAGCAGCTCCCCGAAGGCCTGGAGCTGGGCATAGGTCTTGGCCTGGGCGAAGCGGTAGAGGTTAGCCTGGATGTCCAGGCTTAGGTTGGTCTGTTGATCGGCGCTAAAGCGGGTGAAGTCCACCCCCCAACCGCTCTGGGCTGCCTGGTTTAAATCCGCAAAAGTCTGACTGATCAGCCCCTGATCTAAGTCCTCAGCGCTGAGGCTTCCCCTGTGGAGTTCTTCGATGATGCGCTGGATCAGTTGGGTATAAGGGGCCAGACTGAGGCCCTGAATGCGGGAGGTGATTCCTTGCGCAGCTTTATAAAAGGCTGCTACCGAGTCAGCTGCTGGTGTGCTGGGCTTTTTTTTTTGGCCTCTCCGAGCTCGGGTTCACTTGGACTTGTGGCCGGATAAGTGTTTTGCTGGCGCCCCTTTATGGGGATTCCTGTTTTCTCACTCAAGTACTGGGTGTCGATCTGATAATACGCGCTGAGGTGGCTGACGGTTTCGATCAGTTCGGCAAGGCTGAGGCTTTCGGTTTCATCCCAGGCGAAGCGGTAGGCGGCGGTGGCCTTGTACAGGGGGCTTAGCCTTGTGAGTTTGGGCAAGAGCTCCTCGTTGACCAACACTTCGATAAAAAACTTATCCAGGCTTACCTTGGTCTTTAGCATCTCGGCATGCACGCGGGCCGCGCCCACATGGGCCTTTTCATCGGTGGTGCCGGTGGCCCCGTTGATGCGCTTGGAGATCTCCGCGTTGGCCAGTTGGATGAGATCTTGAAATACCGAGGAGGAGCTGCTCTGGTGGGTGTTTCCGATCTCCACGCGCTCCTGACCGCGTCCTACGGTAAAGTGGCTGGACTTGAAATTCGACAAGGCCTGGTAGAGCTCCTCCATGCGCTGTCTGTCTTCGCGGTCGGTGAACATAAAAATGGGGGGCACGCCGAACTTCTCGATGTAGTCCAGCCAGGAGCCCACAGCGAGCTTTTTGGCCAGTACGATAGGCGCCAATTGGGCGAAGAGCCCCAGCAGGCCGTCTGAGCCTACCTGCAGGTAGTAATCGGCGAATACGCCCTGTTTGTAGGGCCAGCCATTTGAATCGCCGGGCTCTTTGACGATGATGCCCTTTTGCGCGACCACATGGGCCATATCGATCTGGCGTATCTGCTTTAAATGCCCGTCTTCTCTGAGCTCATAGAGTTCTATCACCTTGGTGCCGGTGTAACGGGACATCAGGGCGATGCGGACAAAATCGATAAACCAGGCTTTCTTGAAAAGTGCTGTGATTTGGGGGTTTTCCGCTCCATTTTTATCTACCAGCTTAAAGGGAGCACCTTGTACAGCCTCAATGCGGTTGTTTACAGTAGCCATCAAATGGTTGTCGAGCATAAGGCTTTCATAGAGTTTGCGCAGGGCTAAGCGGTTGGGCTGCTCGGGATCGGTGGCCAGCAAAAGCGCTGTTTTCCACTCTTTGAGGCTTTGCACCTGCATAAGGGTAGGACTGGGGGCGAGTTGTCCGCTGAGCCGCCTGCTCGCTCTCTCGCGCACGGCGGATTGCAGGTTTAAGGCCCTGCGCAGCGGGCCTGCATTTCTCAAGAGAAAGCCTTGAAGGTTTTTGTAAAGCGAGTGCTTGTCGTGTCTCATCGCGAGATCCTTTAGAGGTAGAAGTCGTCGTTTCTAAGGCTGCCCCATAGGGCGGTGTGTGGCCCGGGGCCGTTTTCATCCCTCGGACAAGGCAGATCCAGGGTGATCTCTCCACTTGCGATTTTCTCCAGCAACCGGTTTACCTGTTCGAGCTGTTTGTCGGATGAGAATTTGCGCAGGGCATTTCGCCCGAAGATCTTACAAAGGGTCAAACTCGATAGGATTTCCACCAAGAGCTCATCCCTGAGTGGGGCCACCGGGTCAAAGATGGCCTTCACGTCGTAGCGCTCGCGAAGGAAGGGCTTTACCCTACCGATGGCTCTTTTCTCGGCCTGCTCCAGGGCGGACTCAAAATCCTGGGTGCTCTCCTGGATAAGGCGATCGGAGGTGTCGGTTTTCAGGTCTTCTAGGCTCAAATAAAGCATGGCTTACCAGCGGTTACGGGGTTTCATCTTGCCGCTTACAAAGCTCCCTTGCCCGGCAGCACAGCGGTGTTTTTCCAAAAAGTCCGTGCAGCCCTTCTTGGCATCGGGATAGTCATCGTGTCCTTTGTAGCCCGGCTCTATGGCTAGGAGCTGAGACAGGCCTAGCTGGGTGTCGCCGTGTCCCTTGTTCTTCTGGTCGTAATAGAAGCGCCCGTTTTGAAAGTAGGGATGCAGCGAGAGGATGCGATTGTACTTATCGACCCGGGGCCTTGGGGCTTGTATCATATTGAGTTTTACCCCGTATTGTTTTTCTGTTTCCGAGATGATTCGCCTTAGCTCATCGTTCCAAAACTGGGACTCAAAGAGCCAGTGTAGGGTAAGGGAAGCGGGGAGCCTTTTTTGAAAATCGCATAGGTAGGCTACGACCTCTTTCATCTTGCACTGCTTGACAAAGCAGCTTATCTCATAGAAATTATCCCGGTGGAGTCCCTGGATGACTACGGCATTGTAATCGGCTGTAGGCGAGCCGGCATAAGCCACATCCCAGTAACCGGCCAGCATAGAGAACTGATCGAGCCTGGGGGGCTTTGCCCATTGGATGTGTTCTCTCTTGAAGATATGCCCCTGGGCATGGGCTCTGTGGCAATATTCGGCTAGTGCAGCTAGGCGCCCGATTTGCTTTTCTATGTCCTTGTAGTAGTCTCTGTGGTATTTATCGGGCCATCTGGGGGCATAGCTCACCGGGTCGTATGCCTCGATGTGGCTCACATACCAGCTGGGGTGCTCCTCTTGGAGTAGGGTTTGGATCATCCTGGATTTCTCTGCGTGGCGGGTGCCGCAGTAGCTGAACCGCCTGTAGGGCCCATCCATACAGGGGATCAAATCGCGCAGGATCCACTCCACAGCCTGGCGCGTGCGCCGGGGGTTGCCCAGCAGCTCGCGGGTCTGCAGGTCATCGGTTACGATAAAGGTGGGCCTGAGGTGTTTCACGCGCAGCCCCCGCACGCTTTGCCCCATGCCCAGGGCCTGTGCGATGAATCCCCCGGATGTGACAAAGAAGCCATCCTCCCATTTGCCGGGGTTTTGTTGGGGGCCGAAGTCGTTTTGTATACGCGGGTTGGCCTCGAACTCTGCGCGCAGGTCTTCGAGCAGCTGGGCGGCTTTTTGATAGGTGTTGCCGATGAGCACGAAATACACCGGCTGGTGGTTGATCCACAGCCAATAGGGGATAAACAGGCCGTTCCACACCGATTTGGCCAGCCCGCGCCCCCACTGGCAAAAGCCTTTAAAATCCGGGGTTTTTTTGATGCGACGGGCGTATTGAATCTGAAAATCCGCACTCTTGGCTGTGGCGTAATGCGCAAAGTAGTACGATACCATAAAGGCGATGTCCGCTTGTGCCCTTTGCAAGCGCTGGTGTTTTTGCGCCTCTTGCTCAAAGGGATCTACCCCGCCGGCAGAGCGGGCGAATTCCAGCTTTCTCTGATAGCGCTCTAGTGCGGTTTTATCGACTCGTTTCACTTATCCCAGTTTTAAGCTTATAGCTGTGAGGTGCTTTTCCTGAAAGTCTAAGGTCTTCAGGTATAGGGCCTGGTCATAGTGGCGCAAAGCCTCGAAGACGGCATCCATGATATGCAGGTAGGTGCCCAGGCTAGGCAGGTCTTTTTCAAGGCGCTCCAGGCGTTTGTTCCACTTGCTGACCTCATCGCTCAGGGTGGAGAGCTTTTTGTTTAGGGCTAAGGCGTGTTGCTCATCGCCACTTTGCTCGGCTTGTTGCAGCGCGTGCAGGTATTTGAGGGTTTGCTGGGTGTAATGGCTGAGCACCTCACTGATGCGCGCTTGTTGGTTTTTACAGGAGCTCAGGCGGGCATCGCGCTCTTGTCGCCAAGCGTACTTTTTCACCCAGCCTCCGATGGTCTTTTGGGTGCGTCCAAGCCTTTGGGCGATTTCCTTTTGGGTCTTACCCTGCTCCACGTACAGGATGCGCCCCACCGAGCGCTCGTGATCTCTTTTTGCCATAGTACAAAGTTCACCCAAATAAGAAAGGAGTATAGGAGCGCTACGACAATTTGGAGGGGGCTATCGGATGAATCGTCTTGATTGGGCGTAGGATTCAGCGCACTAATTTTTAGCTGTGGGCTCGGCAGCTGAATTTTGCCCTGTGAAATGGAAGCAAATCATAGCCTTTGAAGAAGGGATGCAGCGCTCGGGCAGTCTCAAGGCAAGGGTTCGCCAGGGGGTTGCGCACTTTAGCCTGATCGGGCGTATTGCGCCCTGGTCGAGTGAGCAGCAGCACGCCTTGTGCGAGGTGATAGACGATCGGTTAAAGGCGGGGGTGGACAACGCCCGGGTCTATCTCAACAGCGAGGGGGGCTGTGTGTTCACCGCCTGTGAGCTGGCTGCCATGCTGGGGCGCTTCAAAACGGTGAGGATACAAGTGGGGGCTTTGGTGGCTTCGGCAGCTACGTACCTCACCTCGCGCTTTCATACTACGGTAAGGAAAAACACCCAGGGCATGATCCACAAGCCCTTTACCCACTTTCAGGGTAATGTGGATGATTTGCAAGCTCAACTCAAGCTTTTGAGCAACATCACCCAGGATTATGTGCGCACTTATGCTGAGAAGACCGGGCAATCCCCTGAGGCTGTAGAGGCACTGTGGTCTAAGGGAGACTACTGGATGAGTGCTCAGGAGATGAAAAGCCAAGGCTTTGTCGATGCTATAGAGGGAGAGGTCAAGGCCTTTACCCGGGCTGATGTGTCGGCCCTTAGCGCCTGTGGAGCCCCTTTTGTGCCCGATTTACAATGCTTAGAACCCAAAGCAGATAAGATGGACTTAAGCAAAGAAGAACTCATACAGCTCTACGACCTGGAGCCCACGGCTGACAAGCAGGCGATCTTGGCCGCCGCGAAAAAGGCGCAACGAGATGCCCGGGCCTATGCAGCGCTCAAGGAAGAGCACACAGACCCCGTTGTCCCGGTAGACCCTTTAGCAGCGGCCCAGGCATTGGTGGACGAGGCCCTTAGCGCGCACAAGATCACAGCAGACCAACGGGAAGCATATCTGAAGCTGGCCCAGGCGGATTGGGAGAATACGCGCTTGGTCCTACAGGCCGGCGTAGCGCAAAAGGCAAAACAAACCGATGCGCAGCCCAAAGAAGCAGTGCCCGCACGCACACAAGAGGTAACCCCCTTAGCAGCGGCCCAGGCATTGGTGGACGAGGCCCTTAGCGCGCACAAGATCACAGCAGACCAACGGGCAGCTTATCTGAAGCTGGCCCAGGCGGATTGGGAGAATACGCGCTTGGTACTACAGGCCGGGGTAGCGCAAAAGGCAAAACAAACCGGTGCGCAGCCCAAAGAAGCAGTGCCCGCACGCACACAAGAGGTAGACCCCTTAGCCGCGGCCCAGGCGTTGGTGGACGGGGCCCTTAGCGCGCACAAGATCACAGCAGACCAACGGGCAGCTTATCTGAAGCTGGCCCAGGCGGATTGGGAGAGTACGCGCTTGATACTGGAGGCTATGGTAGCCGTGCCGCAACTCAGCAAACAGCTATACCCCAGCGCAGCTCGGAATGCGAGCGGCGCCCAGGGCAATTGGAGCCTGGAGGACTACCTGGAGAAAGATCCCAAAGGCTATGAATGTATGCTGGAAGAGCAACCCGAGCAGGCAAAACGCTTGGAAGCAGACTACTTCAACGATCCTTTTTAATTCTAAAGAAACACGAGACAAATCATGCCTCAAGAGACAGATTTAACGCTTAAAAACGAGCTGGCAGAAAAGGAACTCATCAAACAGTTTCGCCATGACAACACCTGGCTGAGCCAGGTTAGAAGCAAGCAGAGTTGGGTGGGTAACGAGGTGATTAAGATCCCCACGCGAGGGGTAGCCCCTGCGGTTTTGATCAACAACGAGATTTATCCCATCGCCAAAAAACAGCGAAAGGACAACCACGTTGTGGTTTCGCTCAACCGATACGATACGGAAAACACCGTGGTGAGCGATGAGGAGCTCTACGGGCTGCCTTACGAGAAGCTCAGCGACATACAGCTACAGCACCGCGAGGAGCTGGAGGACAAGACCGCTGAACACGCTTTACATAGCATTGCCCCACAGGCGGCCTCCACAGCGGTGCCGGTTTTAAAGACCACCGGAGGCGATGATGGTACAGGGCGGCGCAGGCTTAGCTCGGGGGATTTGATCGAGTTTAAAAAAGCGCTCGATAAACGCGATGTGCCCAAAGCTGGGCGCATCTTGGTGTTGTGTGCTGATCACGTGGCTGACCTCTTGGAAGAAGATCGCAAGTTCTTTGCCCAGTACCAAAACCCCAAAGATGGGATGCTTTCGGCCAGCTACTACGGTTTTGGGGTTTATGAATCCAATTACACGCCTTTTTATAGCAGCGATCAAAAGAAGATCCCCTTTGATGCGCCCGACAGCAAAGGGCATAGCGCTTCGATTGTGTTCCACAAAAAATGCGTGGTCAAAGCCCGGGGTTCGGTGATGCGCTACACTCTGGATGCGAGTCAAAATCCGGAGTATCGAGAAAGCACCATAGGCTTTAGGCTGTATTTTGTCTGTGTGGCTATAAAAGATGTGGGACAAGGCGCGATTATCAGCGGGCCGTTAACGGCCCCATCCAAAAAGGCATAAAGGTAAAGCATGAAACCCAGGGGTATTTCACAGGCTGGACTGGCAGGGATTGCGCGCTTTGAAGGCTTTCGCGCTAAGGCCTACCGCTGCCCGGCGGGGGTTCCTACCATCGGCTATGGGGCCACGCACTATCTAGGGGGGCGGCCCGTTTGCTTAGAAGACCCTCCCATCGGCGAAGCGGATGCCAGGGCGCTACTCAAAGCCCAATTGCATCCCTATGAGCAGGCCGTGGCGCGCTATGTGCTTAAAGCCCTGAATCAAAATCAGTTCGATGCCCTGGTGTCCTTTGCCTATAACGTGGGGATTGCCAATCTAAAGGCCTCTACCCTACTGCGACTGGTAAACCAAGACCCCGATCAAAAGCCCATAGCCGATGAATTTAAGCGCTGGGTCTATGCCGCTGGCCATCGCCTAAAGGGGCTGGAGCATCGAAGAAGCCGTGAAGCGCAATTGTATTTCACCCCATGCGACTAAGCTTTTATATAGCCCTTATGCTCTTGTCGGCCTCGTGTGCTAGCCACAGACCACTTGTGGAAACTCGCCTTGTGCGCGATAGCCTCCGCGTCGACTCGCAAACCCAGCTGCGCGACACGCTTTTGAAAGTCCCTCTGGCCAGGGTGCGCGCTGCGCTGCCCCTCTCGGACTTAAAGGCGGCAAAGCCTTTCAAGGGGCTGATGAGAGAAGACAAAAACCTGCGCCTTGTGGTAAAGCGAATAAGGGATACCGTGCGCATTATAGCCCAGTGTGACAGCCTGAGTCTGGCTGCCCAGATAAGGGATCGCATCATAAGGGAAACACGCCAAAAGCAGGTGGTGCAAACCCGCTTTGTGAGACAGCCCTACGTGCCTGGGTGGGTTAAACTCTTGGCCTGGGCAGGGGGCTTGGGATTGCTTTTTACAGGGGTGAAAATCGCGCGGATTCTCTAAAAGGGAGCCTGCAGGGCGAGATATAAAAGGTGAGAGGAAAAAATTTATGTTATGGCACAATTAACAGGGGTATCGGTTAACCGCTTGGAAGGCGGCCTAGGACGAAGGAGCCCCACAGCTGATAACGTGGTAGCCCTGGTGGCGTGTATGCCCGTGCAGGGGACCGAGTTGGCCTATGGGCGGGCAGAAAAACTCTTGCAGCTGCGCGATGCGCAGCGTCTGGGGGTGAGCGCCGCTTTCGATGCGGCCCACAGCCTGCTGATCCATCACCACCTGAGCGAGCTTTTCCGCCTCTCACCTGATGCTACCTGCTACCTGATCCCCGTAGCCTGCCCGCTATCGGCTGCTAGCGCAGTAGAAGGGCTGCTGCCCATCGTGCGCACCCAAAAGGATATAAAAGGGCTGGGCTTTGTGGGCTTTAAGGATACTTTACCCCAGATGGGAGGCCTGGCTGAAAAACTTCAAGCCACCTTTATCGATTTGCTGTGCAGCGAAAACCGCTACATCGACTTTGTCCTGTTGGAGGGCAAGGGCCCCTTGCAGAACAAAGAGGGCAAGAGCAGCAAAGCGCTCATCCCAAGCACTATGCCCGATCTGCGCACCCAGAAAGCCCCACAAGTCTCCGTTCTCATCGCCCAAGATCCCTTTATCGCCTGTCAAAACCCCGCTTACAGCAACTATGCTGCCGTGGGATCGGCCTTGGGCATGCTCTGCGTGCGCAAGGTGCATGAGAACCTAGGATCGGTCAACATTCAAGATAAGCCCGTGGGCAAAAAAGGCACCCAGGATTATCCCCTTACCGATACGGAAAAAAACCGCTGGCTCCAGGCGGCGCTATCCGACGGCACAAAGATAGGAGGGCTATCTAAGAAAGACTTAAAAACCCTGGCTGATAAGGCCTACCTCTATGCGGCTTCTTATGAAGGCTACGCAGGGGTGTTTTTCAATAGCGCTGCCACCTGTGTGGAGAAGACCAGCGATTTTGCTTTTATCGAGAACAACCGAACCTGGAATAAGATGGCCCGCCTGGTTCGCGCCAGACTCATCCCCGAGGTTAAAGGGGTCGTCAAGAAGGATGCGCAAACGGGTTTTATCAAAAGTACGACCCTGAGCCGCTGGCAGGGCCTGCTCAACAAGGCCCTGGAACAAATGGTCATCGATGAGGAGATAAACGGCTTCCAGGTCTATATAGACCCCAGGCAGTACACCGATGAAGACACCCCGCTGAAGGTTTCTATACAAGGGGTCAAAGGCGGTGTGGTACACGAGTTTGAGGTGGATCTAGGCTACACCCGAAAACTAAACAACCGCTAGCCCTTAGGGACAATGTGGTCAAATGCGTAAAACCATGGCGAGCAATACGAAAGTCATCAACAAATTCGGCCCGATGGTCGGGTGGAATAACATCACGGTCAACCTGCTGGGGGCTGACCTGCAAGGCATAGAGGAGCTTTCCTACAGCGACGAGGTAAAAAAGGAAAACGTCTATGGCGCCGGGGGGTATCCGATCGGGCGCAGCAGTGGGAATTACCAGGCGAAAGCTTCGATCACCCTGAAAAAGGAGGAGGTAAGCCGCCTGCTGTCTTCCTTGCCCGAGGGCAATCACCTGCATGATATAGAAGCATTTGACATCACGGTAGAGTACACGGCCAAGCAAGGGAAAATCCTCAAGGATCGCATTCGCAACTGTGAGTTTACCGGCAATGGGATCGAATCCAAAAACGACCAGGGATCCATAGCGCACAAATTCGAGCTCTTGGTCTCCCATATAGAGTGGAACGTAAAGTAGAGCAGCATGAACGCACAGAAGAACGCACAGAGCTACCAGGAGATCACCCCTGAGATGCGGAAGGATTGGGCGGCCTGTTTCGGGGCCAGCCGCATTCACGATATAGAGGTGCAAACCCAAGGGAATACCTATGGCTTTGTGATCCGAAAACCCACCAGAAAGGTGATGGAGGCCGTGGCACAGGAGGGGGAAAACAACCTGGCAGCGGCCAATAAGATCTTCATAAGCAACTGCATTTTAGCAGGAGATATGCAGGCTTTGGAAGACGCCGGGGAGGTCTACCTGGCGGTGCTCGAGCACATCGGGAGCTTGATACAACAAAAGCGCGTCAAGGTAAAAAAGCGCTGAGCCGCTTCCACCTGGAGGCCGACCACGCGCAAGAGGACGTGCGATGGGTGAGTAAGATCAATGCCCTGCTCTCTTACCATTACCGCATAGATCCCGATACCCTTAGCGATGAGCAGTGGGCCAAGCACTTTAGCGCGTATGCCTATGCCCGGGCGGTGGAGTTAAGAAATTTTCAGGCGGCATTTAAATCGAGTTTGATAGAGGTGCTCAACCTGCTTTTTGGGCAGCAAAAGTGATAGATGGGAGTCAGTGCTACGACAAGATGGATTTTAGAGGTGATCAACCGCGCTTCGGCCCCTTTGCGCGAGGTGCGGGTTCGCGCCAGCGCGGCGCAGCAAAAGGTCACAGGTCTTCAGCATGCCTTTAGTCGTCTAAGCGCAGTAGACTACTATGCCATCGGGCAGAGCGTTTCGATACTGGGGCATCAGATTGAGCAAGCCGCCGTCCCTGGGATTCGATTCGAGGATATGCTCTCCGATGTACAAGCCCTCACCGGTGTGACGGGCAAAGCCCTGGAGAGGCTGGGGGACAGGGCTCGGGCATCGGCTAAAACCTTCGGGGGGAGCGCCGCGGATTCCTTAAACACGTATAAGATCATCCTCTCGCGCCTGGGCCCGGGCATGGCCAAAAACCAAGAGGCGCTGGCGGGCATGGAACGCGATGTGCGGATTTTGTCCAAGACCATGGGCAACGATGCGCGGGCAGCTGTGGATGCGCTCAGTACGGCGATGCTGCAATTCGGAGTGGATCTAAGCCACCCGGCAGCCGCGCAAAAGCGCATGACCCAGATGATGAATGTCATGGCAGCGGGCTCAAAACAGGGCGCCGCTGAAGTGCCCGCCATCAGTGCAGCCCTCAAGGTAGCCGGCGTGGAGGCCTCCAAGTCAAAGCTGAGCTTTGTAGCGGTAAACGCCGCTTTGCAGGCCCTGGCCAAGGGCGGAAAGCAAGGGGCTGAAGCCGGTACAGCCCTGCGCAATGTGCTGGCTAAAATGTCCGGTGCGGATGTCATCCCCAAACAAGCCCTAGAGAAGCTGGCCCGATACGGGGTGGACATGCAGGTGGTCTCCGATACGTCCTTACCCTTTACCGAGCGCTTGCGCGAGCTGAGCAAAGCCCAGGGCGATGCGACAATCTTCGCCCAAATGTTCGGGGTAGAGAACGCCGCAGCGGCCAATATACTGCTGCGCAGTGTGGATGCCCAACAGGCACTACAGTCCAAAATAAAGGGCACCAATACGGCTTTTGAGCAGGCTAAGGTGAAGATGGATACCTTTTCCGAGCGCATGAACCGCTGGCGAGCTACCTTGAGCGACCTGGGTATTTCCTTCTTCAAGGTAACCCAAAACGCCCTGCCCTTTGTACAAGTCACCACCGTGGGCTTGCAGACCTTTGCAAACTGGAAAGCCCTGAGTCAGGGCTTTTCCACCTTGTTTAAAACCCGTTGGATCGCAAACCTGATCCGCGGGCGGATCGCCACGCGCGCCCTGGTGCGCGCGAGCAGCCTTGGGGCGCTTACCGCCCGTGAGATGGCCGTGTCCACGGCAGCTGTGGGCGAGGCCTCGGTGGCCAGCCTGGGCCCGTTGGCGGCTATGCGTATAGGCATTAGGGGAATTGGACAGGCCATCCTCTCTATTCCGATTATAGGGTGGATTCTGGGGATTATAGCCGTGGCTATACCCTTGTTCAAATATCTGTGGAACCACTTCGCCTGGTTTAGGGGCGCAATCTATGGTCTGTGGAATGTGATCAAGCTGGTCTTTGGTAAGATAGGGGCTTTTATCGCACCCACGGTGAGTTGGATCGCAAATGCGGTAAAGGCCTCTTTCGGCGGCCTTTGGCGGGTGTGCAAGCGCGTGCTGGGATGGCTGTGGCATATAGTGAGCAGGGTATTTGGCGGGATTTACAACAGGGTAAGCCACTCGGTGGGTAGCCTTTGGAAGTACCTAAAAGAAGCTTTGGGCTTGATAGCGGGCTTGTTCCAGTCGGTGTTGGGTGGGGTTTACGACTTCTTCTGCGGGGTTTTCCAAGGCATTTACCATACCGTGATGGGGGTTATACAGGCGATAGTGGGGGCCGTTAAAAAAGCCTGGCATTGGCTCTCGGGCTTCTTTAGTCAAGCCAAAAGCGCCTATGATAAGGGGATGGACACCGCCGAAAAGGAGCTGAGTGGGACAAAACCACAAGTTGAACACCCGGAGAAAAGCCCGCAAGCACACAGCCGCACCCCTGAGCATTTGCGCCTTACCCAAGATGCAGAATCCCCCGTAGGGGACAGCTTGGGACTAAAACCGGGTAATTTATCCGTGTTGGGGATCGATGGCAGTAGGGGGCAGGCACCCCATGCAGGGGGCACGGCTCGAACGATCAACCAAAACCTGCACATTACCAATCACTTTAAAGTGGGGTCAAACCTGGATATAAAAGACATAGCCGAGCAAGTGGCCGCCCTTATCAACGATCACCTGCGCGATGGGTTGCTGGCCTTACAATAGAGGAGGAGACATGGGTGATTTTAGCTACGACTTATCGGATTTGTTTGCGCGGGCATTCGGTCACACCACAGCCCTGTATGCTACCCCTTCGGCTGTCCATGCAAAGGGGGATACGACCCTTAAGGGGGTAAAGGTAAAGCAAAGCCCACAGGCAAAAGAGATGAGTTGGTTGGGCACTCCCATTATGTTTGCGGTAAAATTCAAGCGCGGCACCTACCAAGCCTATCGGGCAAACGGGGAGCTCCACTCGGTGGAGCGCGGGGATTTCTCTCTGCCTGCGGCCACCTTAATCGACTTTAAGCGCACTAAAAACCTCACCCAAACCCCTGTGCTGGGCGATACGGGAACCGTCAAGGAGATGTTTGGTTTTGACAATTGGCACATTTCTATAAAGGGTTTTTGTCTGGATGAGCCCCAGCAAAAAGCCTATGAACAACTCGCTGCCCTACTCGAGTGGGAGGCGCTGGCCGGCGGCATAGAGGTAAGCGGGGAGCTGTTTACCGACAAACAAATTTACAAGCTGGTCATACAGGGCATAAGCATTCCCCAAATCCAGGGCAGGCCCAGTGTAATCCCCTTCACCCTGGATGCGGTAAGCGACCAAGCTTTAGAGTTGTTGCTATGAGTTGTTATGTGATGAATGCGAGAATCACCTTTGCGGCCCGTGCGGGCAGGGGTGAAATTCTTCTGCGTCAGCTCCACCAGGTGAGCCTAGAGAGCAGCTGCCGAGAGCTGACCGCCCGGGCTGTGATCACCCTGCCGCGTAACGTGACCCAAAAACGCTTTGACAAAGACCGGGTACGCGATGTGTTTCGCCTAGGGGATGCGGTAAGCATAGAGCTGGGATACAATGGGGTGTACCGAAAGGAGTTCGAAGGCTATGTAACCCAGGTGTCAGCGGGGATTCCCCTTAGGCTCAAATGCGAGGATGAGATGTGGAAGCTCAAGCAGATACCGGTTAACTACAGTAAGCCCCATGTAAACTTAAAACAGTTGCTCAGCGATATTTTACCCACCTATACCCTAGAGGCCAACCGAGCGGAACCCCTGGGCGCGGTTCGGTTTTCCCAGACCACTGCTGCAGCGGTCTTGCAAAAGCTACAAGAGGAAAAAAACATTGACAGCTACTTCAAAGATCGGATTCTTATAAGTGGTAAGGATTATTCAGATCACAGCCCCCAGGAGGCGCACTGCTTTTCGCTCGAGCGCAATGTGGTGCGCAACGACTTACGCTACAAGAGAAAGCAGGATATAAAGGTGCTGATCCTGGCGCGCGCCTTGATCAAGGGGGTGAAAAAAGAGTACCGGATAGGCGAGCCCACAGGGCAGGTATACAAGTTGAATTACAGCGGTCAGGGCATGACCCAGGCCCTTTTGCAGCAAAAGGCGCAGGCCGACTACAAGAAGAAAAAACCGATGGCTTTCAAGGCAGTTTCACCGCCTTTGGGCTGCCCTCGGTAAAACAAGGGGATAAGGTGCATTTACAGAGTCAGCGCTACAAAGAGCGCGACGGGATCTACCATGTGGAAGGGGTAAACAAATCCTTTAGCCCTAGGGGCTATCGCCAAGCGATCAAACTAGGGGCAAAGCTGTAGACTTTGGAAAAAGGAGACAACATACAGGCGTTCACCCAGCTATTGAGCTGTAAGATCCGCTCGCAGGCCAAGGTGCAGACCCATTGGGGCAAGGTTGAAGCCGTAGATTGGGAGCAGAAGACCTGCACGGTAGTGGGGGTGGAAGACGATCTGCCCTTTTACGATGTACTACTAGGGTTGGGGAGCTTTTACCGCAAGCCCATAAAGGGCAGTTTGTGTCTTGTGGGAATCCTTGGACAGGGGCAAAGCGATGCCTTCCTAATCGAGGCTGAAGCTTTCGATCAGGCTGTATGGTATAGCGGTCAGAGCGCGCTCACTCTCAAAACCGATGGCTTTATCCTCAAGCAAGGCGATGAGAGTTTAAAACAGGTGCTCAACGATTGGCAGGACGCCCTAGGGGCGCTGTGCGACCAGGTGAGCAAGATCGTGGTCAGTCAAGGGGTGTCGCCTGATGTGGTAGCCCTTGCTCAGATAAAACAAAGCGTAACCCAAGGGATCAAAAAGCGCCTGAACCGCATTTTAGTAGCCTAAGCCCAGCCTTATGAACGCATTAAAAGCAACCGACATCCTGCTCGATGAAAGGGACGATCTAAAGGTCGTAGGCGGGGACTTGTGCATCGGGGCCAGCCTGACCCAGGAAGCCGAGATCCTGCTGAGGCTCAACCAAGGGGAGTTGAAAAACGACCCGCTTTTGGGCCCGAACCTCTTGCAGCTGGTAAAGGCAAAGCCCGATGAGCAGGCCTTCAAAGAGCGGGTTAAGATTCACTTTATGCGCGATGGCAAGGATTACCACGCCATAAGGCAGTGGATTCGTGAGCGCGCATAACTTTAAAACACCCAGGCGATGGCCCTTGACAGAAAGGCGTTTATAAAAACAGCAAGCGTGAGAGGCACCACCAAAGAGGGTGCGACTCTAGTGATAACCCAAGTACAGTGAGAAGATGAAAACAATAGATTTTTTAATGCGCTCATTTGGTTTTTTAAATGTGCGGGACTTGTACACCTCGGCCTTTGGGGCGCTTGGGGTAAAGGCCCTGAAGTGGAGCGCAGCGGTGGGGTTTTTACAGCTGCTCGTCAAGTCGTACCTGGGCATCGACCTGATGGTGCTGCTGGCCTTTGCTCTGCTCATCGCAGCAGAGTGGGTTACCGGCATAAAGGCGAGCCTCAGACAAGGCAGGAAGCTTAAAAGCCGTAAGCTCGTGCGCATGGTTGTCAAGATCGGGGTCTATAGTTTTATCATTTTCCTGCTTCACGCCTTTGAAGCAAGCCTAAAGGCCCCTGAGGTGTTGGGGCTGGTGCTAAACCCGTTTTCCTGGCTTTACAACGCTGTTTTGATCGCCATTGTCTTCCAGTTGGTGGTGAGCCTCTTTGAAAACCTAGGGCGTTTGGGCTACAAAGAGAGCAAGACCCTGGCAGGGATTGTGCTCAGGAAGTTCAACAAATGGTTTGCGTTCGATGCGAAACAGGACGATAACGGTAGGCAGTAACCAGGGCCTGTTGGATATAGCCTTGCAGGAATTTGGCGATGTACGCGCCGGCTTTGATATAGCCCTTTTAAATGGCTTGAGTCTGAGCGATCCCCTCTACGCAGGGCAGCGGCTGCTCATGCCACAAAGCCTCTACCAGCAGCGGGATATACAGGCCTATTACCGCGCAAAGGGGATAAGGCCTGCCACCGCGCCCGAGACCAGCCCGAGCGATGGGCTTAAAACCTGAGTCGAGATACAACAATTTGATAGGATCCCATCATGGCCCGATCCCAACAAAGCATACAACAAGAGATCCTGGATCGCATAAAGGAAGATGAGAGGTTAAAGGACTTGACCTCCACTTCAAAGACGGCGGTCTACAGGCTAATGGCCTATGTGGTATCCTATGCCATTTGGCTGCTAGAGAAGCTCTTTGACACCCATAAGGAGGAAGTGACAAACGCGCTGTACGAGCAAAAGAGCGGCTCGCTTAGGTGGTACCGCCAAAAGGCGCTGGATTTCCAGTACGGCTTTGAGCTGCTCCCCGGCACGGATCGCTTCAACGATGAGGGCGCCACGGAGCAGGAGATCGCCCAGAGCAAAATCGTGAAGTACGCTGCGGTGACCGAGTCTGAATCCGAGAGCCGTTTAATTATCAAGATAGCCGGGGAGAAACAGGACAAGCTCACCCCCTTAGATAGCTCGCAGACGCGCAGATTCAAGGCCTACATAAAGCAAATTCGCTATGCGGGCACCCCGATCAGCGTGATTAGCTTTTTGCCTGATCTGCTGTATCTGACCCTTGACTTGTATCGCGATCCTTTGGTTATGGATGAAAAGGGGGTGATCATTCGCACGGGAAAAAAACCGGTGGAAGCAGCCATAGATAGGTTTTTAAAAGAGCTGCCCTTTAATGGAGAGCTCATCATACAAAACCTGGTAGACTGCTTGCAGCAGCTAAAAGGGGTGCGCATTGTAAATGTGCTCAAGGTGGAGCGCAGCTGGATAGAGGGCGTGGCTGAGGCCTATGGGGCAAAGCACCCCGTTGAAGTCTCTGCCCTTGCCAAGAGCGGGTATTTTCAACTGGCCGATTTTGAAGGTATAAATTATGTGGTTCAGGGTAGCGATCGATAAGCTGGTGGCAGCCTTGCTGCCTACTTTGCTCAGAAAGCCCCGGCTGATGGCCTGGCTGGGGGCCTTGTTATACCCTGTGGAAAAGCTTCATCAGAGCTGGCTGCAAATGCGCGCGGACAACCTCTACAAGCTCGAGCACACCGGTCAGGTAGGAGCTTTGACCCAGGCTTTGAACGATCGGCTAGATCCCGTATTGCGCCGCATCTACATCGCCGGCTCACAACACGAGCACGTCTACCTGTATATGCCAGCTGAGAAAAAGCCCACGTATCTGGGTGGGTGTTTTCTATACCGTAAGGTGGATTATGCTGACAGCGGGGCTGACTTTATCGTCTACGTGCCCCAAGGGATCTTCCAGCAGAAATGGTTTGCGCTCACGGCCTTGATAGACTTTTATAAAGTCGCCTCTAAACGTTATAAAATCACAGTACTATGA